CCAGATACCACCATCTTCCATCATAAAATGAAACAGTGGGCTTCTATTTTGTACGCTACTCACTCCAAAGATTACACAAGGGAAGTACTTATCGTGACTATCCTCTTGATTGCGTAGGAAATTGCCCCGCACATAGCAATCTATCGGAGGTATATTGGCGTTTAACTCTGGCATTTATTTCTTTAATACCTGCAATACTAAGTCAGTTAAGAACTCCACTTTTTCCTCCAGCAAATTAATTTTATCCTTGACACTTGAGCCTCCATTGGGGCGAAGCTCAGATAGGTAGTGCTTAACTAGGTGCCTTACTGTCATAGCCAGTGCTGCTACTAATGTAGTTGCCGCTACTGCAAGGCCTGCCCATTCGTTCGGGTTCATATTATCATATCAATCTAATAGTAGCGATTAACATTCCACCGTATCCGGAGAATCTTCTATCACTTGGGGTTCTGTTTATAAAGTCAAGTTCTTCAATCAATCCAATATAAGACTCACCAGTTCTAAAATCTTCTACTCTGATGGTATCTCCTACATTCTCTACTGATTCTAATTGAGTTAACCGATCATAAGCTGAGCCTTCATAACCAACCTCAACTCCTAAGTTGTCGCTCTCGTGGTCATAGCAGAACAAAGGGTATTGGATTATTCTTTGGCGAGGCACAGCAGGTAAAGACTTTAATTGGTATCCAGTAAATAGTGGACCCTTAGTTGCATCAGTTGATGATCTAGAGATAGTAAATTTAAATGCAAGATACTCTTGCGCTGAGTTAGGATAAGGCACACCTAGTTCACTAGTTGCAGCACCTTGAGCAAAGCCGCCTATGTTATATTCAGTATCTGCATAATCAATAGACTTAATAGTTATAGCACCATTTGTGGTATCTACTCTAGGATTAAGTAGTTTAAATAGTTTATTCTCTAATGTGTTATATCGTATGAAACCTGTTTGTAAGTAACCACTTGTTACTTTACTACCTGTTGACTCAGCATAAATAATATTGCCAGAGCTAAAGGCTGCTCTATCTGTGTTACCAAAGAAGGCTACCTGATTAGATGCAGCAGCAACACCACTCGCTACTAGATCCCAAGCCCAAGGAAATACTAGGCTGTTAGCTATTACAGTTGTAGATAGATCTACCTTTACTAGCCCTGCTTCACTGTCAATAGTGGTTGCAATATAAGCAAAGCGATCTCTAAATGCTATTGAGTTACAACTAGCTTGATCAAACAACAAAGGACCATATTGGATGTTACCGGTGTTTGGATCTGATACACCCACTCTAAATCCTTTAGATGTGGCTAGTACTGCATATAAACCAAGGTATACATCAAAGTCATTGATGCGCTCACCCTCTGGTAGATCAATAATAACTGTAGGTGTTTCAAGGCTTGGGAAGCCTAATGAGTTAGGAATTGTTACATCTAGTTCAATCTTAAAGACAGATGAGGATGTTCCATTAGGATCATATCCTGATATGTAGATAGCACTAGGTCCCTCTGATATGGATGACCATACCCAAGAGGTATTAGGATGGGTAAATAAAGCAGCAGGTAGAGCGCCAGAGGCATTGTTAGCATCTAGTTCATAGATGGCATTGTTAATAGCGGCAATTACACGCTGCTTAACAAAACGAATAGTGGCGCGAGTAGTACCAGATGCGTTATAAATTTCAGTATCGCTAGTTGAACCAGCAAGGTTACCTCTGTGAACGTGGGTACCATTGATAAAAAAGTATTGCTTACCATTAGTTGTAATGCTAAAGATAGTTGAAGGTGTACCTGCTTGGGAAAAGGTGGTATCTGCACCAGCAGATGTTTTCTTCTTTATAGCTGTGCCATCTGAAAAAACTATACAGTCATTAGTGCCATCATTAACACCTATTAACTGAGGTGTTGTTGCTGCTTGAAAACTAGCAGTGCTATTTAATAAAGTAACCTGTCCTTTAGTAAAGACATCTACACCTTTAGACTCGGTATACTGGAAACGAAGTGACTCATCTTGTGCTGGTTCAAAGTATTTAATACCAGCGCCAAGGTGAAATGTTGATTGGGACCTAAACCACCAACCAGTAAGTGATTGCTCACCAGCTTCTCTGGTCTGGTCGTACTGCTCTTTACGATACTTAGCAGTTACTCTGCGATAAGGTGAATCATCAGATGCTGCAATAAAGAATGGTAGACCGGCAATAGCCATATCATAACCAACACCAGTAGCTGAATAGTTTGTGGCACCAGCAGGGTTGGATAAGACGTAGGGGATACCCTCGGTAATATCATCGCCATAAGCCATTAGCTCTCCTTAAATTGGACATAAAAAAGTAAGCCTTTTAGCCTCGGTGCTTAGGAGGAAATGCTATTTAGTTAGTGCTGAGATTTCTTCAGCAGTTAGTCCAAGTGCTGTTAGCTTTGCGTTAGCAGATTCTTTAGCTGCTGCAACTGTTGCTGCCTCTGCCTCTGCTGCTACTCTTTGGTTCTCAGCCGCAACTCTTGCTGTTTCCATATCAGCAATCTCTGCCTCTGTTAGAGGTAGTATCTCTGTTACTCCAGTAGTGCAATTAACAACTACCTTAGTTGGTGTATCTGCCATTGTCTTTCTCCTTTGTTAGTTGTTTAACTAGATTTAATGCCGTATAGATAAAATGATGATCCTGAAACAAATCCTAAAATTGCCCCTGAAGGAGTAAAAGTAATTGATGTAATTGCAGAAGTCGTACTCCACAAACCAGCAGTAACAGCACGTCCTGGGTAACTAGTTGAATTGCCTTCACTTACTGAAAATGCACTTATGACTTTATTTTTGTTTCCTGCGTAATTAGGAAAGTAATGTTCACTACTTCCAAAAGTGCTAGCAGTAGAAGTTGAACCGTTAGTTGCATAGGAATTAAGTATATAACTGAAAGAACTTAATCCTCCTGATCCAGCAGCAGTCTGCGCTCTTAAAAAAGTCATTCCGTATGTACTACTTGACCCATTTACTGTAACTTCAAGTGCGGTTTCATCAGATGCTGCATCACTTCTTATACTTGCAACAGCAATTAAATCCGTATAAGTAGCAGGTATTGCGGAGAAAGTAACAGATGCCGTACTTGATGATAAAACATTTGAACTGATTAAGCTGTATGTGTTTGCCATTTTATGCCTTCAATATTCCGTAGAGGGTTGCGGTTGTTCCAACACCAAAGTTTGCAGCAGCGTTTGTGTAAATATCTAAACGATTAATAGCCGAAGTATTTGCCCATATCCCAACAGTTCTTTCAACTATACCTGAACTATTTTGGTCTGCTGAGGCTATTGACAAACAAGTTTTGTAAATTGAAGCAGTATAAGAAAAAATGTCAGCAGTATAAAATGCAGGTATTGTTGTAGTAGCACTAGCAATATGTGCTATATTTATTTGTGTTGCTGTTCCACCATTTGTAGTATTTGCAGTAGATCTATTTCCGCGAACATTTCTCCATTCGTAATTTGCTCCTGAATCGTTGTTAAAAATGATATAAGCGCCAATAGTTGAACTGTTTGCTAAGGCTGTTAATACTAATCTTAAATCAGTATAAGCAGAACTAATTGAACTAAATGTAATTGTCGCTGCGGAACTACCTAAAGTAGTTGTAGCAATTGGTTCGTATGTGGTTGCCATATTATCCTTTGATTCCGTAAAGGGAGAAGGTTGATCCTGCCGCAAAACTAGTAACGACAGCAGGAAATCTGATTGAAGTAATTGCTGAGGTGGACATAAATAAACCTGAACCTAAGGTAACGTTAAAACTTGCATCTCCGCCAGGATAATTTCCCCCATTAAGTCCTATTACTGTTTTATATTTAGTAGTTGATGCGTAATCTAAAATATCAATTATACCTACGCCAAATGTGCTAGTTGCCGGCCCATATACAGCTCCATAAACCGTGCCTATTGCAGCAGTTGAGGTAGTTGAAGTAGTATAGACAGTAGAACCAGTGCCAACTATACTATGGTCTGCATAATTGGTTCCAGCAACTCCGTTAAATTGAATTGAAGCGGATGAAAACTGAGGAGTACCACCGGTATAAGTGTCTTTTGCTCTAAACCTAATTTGTAATGATTTATATGTGCCAGGTATTGAGCTAAGAGTTATTGATGATTCACCACCAGCAGCCGTAATACTAGATATAGATTCGTATGAACTAGGTGGAATTTTAAGTATAGATGAAGCGGTAATACCTAAGATTGGCATTAAGAAATATCTCCTACCACTAAGAAAGTATTTGATGCAGTACAGATTATTGAGGCTGATGAGTACTGCACTCTAAGTTTAGGGGCAGTAGCTACAGCGCCAGTTGAGTTAATAGTAACACCTGCTCCTTGAGCAAGGGTTACTTGACCCGCGCCAACTTGAGCAATATTAATAGTGTCATTAGCAGAGAAGACTGATGGTGGAACTGTAAGAGTAATAGCAGAAGCATTATTTAGAGTTACTAAATCATTAACATCACCTATTACTAGAGTGTATGTGGTACCAGTCTGAGCGTTAATTGCTAGGACTGAACTGGAAGACCCTGTTGCTCCTGTTGCTCCCGTTGCACCCGTTGCACCAGTTGCACCAGTTGCTCCTGTTGCTCCTGTTGCTCCGGTAGCTCCCGTAGGCCCCGTAGGTCCTGTGGTTACGCCAATTAGCGATATTGACATTAGGCTATCTCCGATCCGAAGGCGCTAAAAGCGCAATCATTATTTGTTGAAACTACTGTAATTACATCTGCGGCATCTAGAGTTAGACCAGAGGTATAAGCAAGTGTAACTTTAGGGTTAAGTATTAAACCATTTACTATGTATTGATTTGTTGCCAAAGTAGCACCATTCTTACGAATTGCGATACTAATAGTTGAGTCAGCAGTACCAGTATTTACTACGTTAATAGTAGATACAACTGCCTCCGTTAGGGCAGGTACTGTATATAAATCACCTGATGTACTTGCTGGGGCTAGTTGCCCTAAGACTTTATAGGTAGTTGCCATTAAGATAGATCCCCAATCACTGTAAAGGTATTACTTGCTGTACAAATAATTGAACAAGCTGAATACTGTGCTCTTAACTTAGGAGCAGTAGCAGTTGCACCGGTAGATGTGATAGTCACACCAGCACCCTGTGCGAATGTAACCTGTCCTGCGCCAATCTGTTGAAGATTAACAACATCACCAGCAGTAAATATACTAGGTGGTACTGTGACGGTAATTGCCGCAGCGTTAGATGCTGTGACTAACTTATATGAAGCATCTAGTGCTACTAAAGTATAAGTAGTTCCTGTCTGGGCATTAAGAGTAAGTCTTTGTGTTGGTGTTGTAATAACTGGACTAGTTAAAGTCTTATTAGTTAGCGTTTGAGTTGCAGCAATTCCTGCTAAGGTATCGGTTGTAGTTGGTGGTAAACTTAAAGTATTAGTTCCAGCAGTTGCTGTTGCTTGAAGTGTAGTTGTGCCAGATGTTGAACCAGAGAACGCTAGACTAGCTACTGGTGATATACCGGCAGCAAAGGCTGTCAAATCATCTGAGGTTAGAACGTGCTTTACTGTTGCACCTGTTGAGTGTGATACGGCAGATGTTCCTGCTTCAGCCCTATCTATTGTAAAGGTATCTCCTGAAGGACCTGCTGTAATAAAGACAATTTCTTCATTTTGAGTATCTGGATCTATTGCTACAGTGAACTGACTGTTTGCTACTACAGTAACTCCACCTAGTAGGGTGGTTGCAGTTCCCGTTGCTACCGTCATTGATGTAGTTGAGCTATTGATACTAGATGCTAGTGTCGTCTCAACGCTTATGGAACTATATAAACGAGTTGCCATTAACCTTCCTTACCTTGTGTAGTGTATACGAATTGGGTACTTGTCCTTCAACTTCAACGCCTCTTCGTTTAATCTCTGTTGGTACAGAGCGAAGATATAACGAGAAGCTGAAACACCAGCAGTGGATGGAGTCTTGCTATCGGCATTGTCAGCCTCAGCAGATGTAAGGTTAATACGACCTGCATCTAAGAATGATAGTAATTTGTAGGAAGCACCAAGTGTTACTACATCTTGGCAAGATTGTGGTAATCCAGTAACATCAGCAAAGTCATCAGTATTAGCATCTAATGTATTAGCTGTGGTGGTATACCAAACCTGAACCGTTCTACCAGGTTGTACATTGTCATAAATATTTAAAGTTGAATTAGTATTAAAGGTTGCACTACTAGCCATACTGTCTAAGCGCCATCTTTTTAATGGTAGCCACTCTTGGCTTGATCCAGTAGTTTGCCAAGATATAAACAAGACATCTTCACAATCATCTGGTAAGGCATAGGTTGTTACTGATGCGTTAAAGGTAAAAGTATATGAAGATACTGCCCAAAGACTAGGATACAAAGAGTTGATAGTATCGTTGATAGCTCTTTTAATTGTAGTTCTTGGAAAGGTAGGAGCCAAAGTAACTTGAGCATTTACTGTATGAGGTGCAGGAGATGTTCCCTGATAACCCCTACCAAATCCTGGTATTACGTTAAGTACGTTAGTTGCTTTATCAAAAGAATCAATAAAGATAAGTTCATCATCAATTTCAATAATACCTTTAGCAAGGTTTGAGCTAGTACCGAGAGTGATAGAAGTACTAGTTGTAGTTAGACCAGCAGGGTTAGCTACATTGCTAATACGATCTTGGCGCAAGGTATAACCTTGCAGGTTAGACTTGATCTCATCTACCATATCGTTAAGAGTGCTCATTTATCTTCTCTCTGTAGTGTTTTAAATTGTTCTGTAATCTTTCATCCTCTGGACTGAAGGCTAAAGCCTTCTCACCGTGTTCTATTGCAGTCTTAAACTCACCTAACTGCCAGGCTGATATAGCTACTAGATCATCTGCCATATGTCCCCAAGCCCAACCTTCAGCCATAAAATCTGTTTGCTTCTCAGTTATACCTAATGCTCTTGTTGCAACTCTAAAACAATCAGGCCATTGCATCTGTTGGTAGTAATGATTAGCCAGTGCTAGTACTGACTCTCTACTAGTACATTCTTCTATTGATTTCTCTAGGTGTGTTTCTGCATTATCAGGATCACACTTAGCCATCATCCGCAGTGCATAAGATCTCTCTGCTTTGAATGTGGATTCTTCTAAGTATCTTTTAAAAGTTTGTAGTGCATCGTAATATCTTTGCTTGTAGTAATACTCTCTACCTAAGTAGTAAAGACTACGAGAACATTTTGGATCTTCATCTACTGCCATCTCAAGCATATCTAGATATTGTTCTCTAGATTTTTCTTTATCTTGAAAGTGATGTATTGTTAAATCTACTCTTGCTCTAACCTCAGGAATCTTATAAGGAACTACTGCCTCGTGGATTGGAAACTTCCATCTATATCCTCTACGGGCGTGGATCTTAATACCATCAAAGTTTAAATCTGGTTTACCATTTTCATCCCAGCCATATACATAATTATATATTGGTCTAGTAACGCCAGCCTCTAGAGCTTTAGGTAAATCTTTCTTCCAACCTTTTACTAGAACCTCATCCATATCTAATGCTATGCAGTAATCAATATATCCTGGTAGTGCAGCAAGGGATGCGTTACGAGCATCATCAAAGCGCCAAGGATCTACTTTAATTTTTATAACATTAATACCTAAAGACTCAGCAAGTTCTACTGTCTTATCTGTTGAACCAGTATCTGCTATTAGTAAGTAGTCTGCATCTTTAGCTGACTCATACCATCTTTTAATGTGCTTCTCTTCATTGAGAGCAATTGTATATACGGCAATTCTCATATTGTGAGATCCTACTACATTCCGCCAAGCATAAGGATATCTGGCAGTGCAGTTGCGTTTGCGCCTGTCGCTCCTGTAGCACCAGTAGCACCAGTGGCACCTGTAGCACCGGTGGCTCCTGTTGGACCGGTAGATCCAGTAGCACCTGTGGAACCAGTAGCTCCTGTTGGTCCAAGTTGTGTATACATAACTTGAGAGGCTGTAAGGATGACGCTAGGAACTGCTGGTCTAGTAGGGCTTGTTCCTGCAACATCTGCAATTAACTCTAACCTTGTATCAGATGTACGCCATACCAACTCAACATAATCGTTGGCTGCAATCTCTAACATATAGTTCCAAGCAGCAATTGTTTTGGCTGCTGCTGCACCACCTGAAACAGTTATAACACTATTGCTATCTGGAACGTCAGTTCCATTCTTACGGAACCAAATATCAATAGTGTCAGTTCCACTACCAGATACTCTGTCAGCCTGAGCAGAAAATTGAATATCATAAACACCTGCATAGGCAAATGTAAGTCGTGAGTTAGAAACAATACTTACACCATTAGAATCTGGATCAGTATTATTGTAAATAATTGGGTAAGCAGTTGTTGTGTTTGCCGCTACTTGATCTTGGGTTGACCAAAAAGAACCCCAATAACCTAATGTTCCACCAGCACCCGTTGCTCCGGTAGATCCAGTAGCACCAGTAGGTCCAGTTGGACCTGTAGAACCCGTTGCTCCAGTCGCTCCCGTTGCACCTGTGGAACCTGTCGGTCCTGTGGCACCTGTTAAACCTGTTGCACCCGTTGGGCCAGTAGCGCCTGTAGCGCCCGTTGAGCCTGTTGCACCTGTCGGTCCAGTACTTCCAGTCGCTCCTGTACTTCCAGTGGCTCCTGTGGCCCCTGTAGGGCCTGTAGACCCCGTTGCACCGGTTGCGCCCTGAGATCCTGTGGCACCTGTTGGCCCTGTTGGGCCTGTAGAGCCTTGTGAACCAGTTGCACCCGTAGGACCAGTTGCTCCCGTAGAACCCGTAGATCCTGTGGCACCAGTTGCACCAGTACTACCAGTAGCACCAGTAGATCCAGTGGCTCCAGTTGGACCCGTTGAACCTGTACTACCTGTTGCACCTGTGGCACCAGTAGAGCCTGTAGAGCCTGTGGCTCCCGTAGCACCAGTGGCTCCTGTTGAACCAGTAGGACCGGTAGGTCCTGTAACACCTTGACCACCTTGTGGTCCTTGATCACTTGCAAAAGTTACACCAACTTGTGGTGTGATTTGTTCTATAACAATTACGGTCTCTGACATTATTGAGTTACAGCTCCCGTCACAATAAATTTACCTTCTAGATATCTAGTTATAGTTCCACCAGAATTTAGTACTAGATCATATGCGTATCTTCCTGCACCGATAGCACCAGTAGTTGCTGCATCTAAAGTTACAGTTACAGTACCTAGTGCTCCGCCTAAAACCATTCTGCCATTAGCAGTACTTGCTACAACAGTTGTAGTACTAGCGCCAACAAATGGGCGAACTGTCATAGTACCTGTATATCCTGTTAGGTTTAATAGAACGTTATCGTTATTAATACTAAATTGAAAATTAAATGTGGTAGCCTGATCGCAGACTAGGTTATATTTAGCACTCAACTTGAGATCGCTCTCAGAGCTTGTGCTGCTGGTAATCCAGTAGTACCTGCTAGGTCATTACAGATACCACTGTAATCAAGGAATGTTGCAGGGTTAGTGCGACCATCAATAGCGTTTAATACACCTACAGTATTTGTAAGGTTAGTAGTTACTGATCTTTGTACAGCCCATTGGCGAGCAGCTAGTGCTTCTCCAACCATTTCTGAAGATGCTCGGTAAGTGCCACCATTTGCTAGGCGATTTAGTTCATCTAATAATGTTGTGCCTGATACTCCTAGTG